CTGCAAGAAGGCGATGGTGCCCGTGGGCGATGCCCTCGACTACGACTACAGCATGGAATGCACCACCATGCCCGTTGAGGTGGAGATGCTGCCATGACCGACCTAGACAAGCGCATGCACTTCCGCTGCGGAGACTGCGAAACCAACTTCAGCACCCCCGATGCGGTCTTCCCGATGGACACGCGGAAGCTGACCAAGCTGGTCCGCGAAACCAAATGCCCGACCTGCGGGGCCGGGTCGAAGCGGCTGTATCTGCGGGCGAATGTGAAGGCCGACGATGCCGCGTGACCCCTCCAACAGCCCCGGAGCGAGAGCCTTGAGGCTGGCGGGATATGTCAAATGCCCGGCTTGGTGGCTGACCATCGAACAGTTCGAGCTATTGAAATACATGGCCGAGCAAAATCTACCAGAAATCAACAGGATAAAGGACAATGCCTATGTGGGGCAAAAAACGTATAACCCGTGATATGATCCAAGAGGCAAAGGATTTGGGCCTCAATATAACTCAGGCGGCCCGTCGCTTTGGCATGCATCGGAGCAGCATCGCGGCAGCATGCGAAAGGTTCGGGATCGAACTGGCACTGTCGAAGTTCGATCCGCAAATGCCGTCAACGCGCAGCCGCTTCTGGCAGGAGACGGTTGAAAAACCGAAACCAAAGACGCCAGCCATCTGGTCGGCCAGCCCGGCGGCAGTCGAGAAAGCATTGGCTAAAATCCAGCACCAAAAGCGGTTGCAGGCGTTAAGCTGACCCGCTAAAAACATCGTCGAGGGGCGCACACGAAACCTGCGGTTTTGTATTGGTCGAAGATCAGACTGCGCTACGGCTTATCATCCACCATCGCGCCCCTCACGATCCTTCATCCTGCTGACCAAAGCCAGCACCAGGCCTCCGAATTGGCCGAATGGTATCACGCCGTGATACTGATTGATCGTCACCATCAAACCGTCGCGGGTCACGCGCCAGGATGCGATGGGCAGCTTATCTTTCATCACGGTCAATCGGGTCCAGCGCACGCAGCACCAGCCCGTCCTGCTTGTGGAAGGTGATAGACTGCAATGCACGCCTCGCGCCGTAACCCATGCCAGCGGCGTAGGCATCAGGCGGACAGAAAGCACGCAGGCTCTCAAACCGCAGCGGCCCAAGGTCTTTTGCTTGATCGTGATGGACGTGGCCTGTCAGGTAATGGCGGTGGCGCGTCTGCGACCAGAAGGTGCAGACATCTGACAGGTAAAGCGCCATCTGCGCGGGCTTGCCCTTGTCGCCGTGGTGGGCGAAGATCGCGCACTTGCCCCATTGCATCATAAATAAATCGCGCGGCTCTTTCTCAACCATGATCCGAGGCTCATTGCGGTAACGCTCGGCCAGCGCGAAGTTGAGCGTCATGCTGGAGTGAATGTCATGGTTGCCGCGCAGCACACGCACCAGCACGCGAGAATGCTTTTGCAGAAGCTGGTGGACGGTTTCCGCGATGATGCCGATGCCAACGTCAAGCACCTTGAAGAAACGCCCGTCCACGTCCAGCTTGTGGCGGTTGGCTGGCGTTTCGGCCCGCGTGTCGTCGCTGTGGAAATAGTCGCCGCCGATAAGCAGGACGGCCTGCTCGGCGGCAGGCGTCAGCGCCAGCACCTTGGCGAAGGCGTGCCGCATGTCTTTGGCCGCGTGGCCGAGGTCATAATCCTGCGCGCCTGTCTCGCGTCCCCACGCCATCATGCCGACGTGCGCGTCCATCAGCGGATAAACGGCGCACAGATCGGCCATGACGGTTTCTGGGGCCACCACAGGCGCGGCAGGCACCATCCCCTCCAGCGCCGCTCTTATGCGCTCGGCGACGGCCTCTGGAGCCTCGCCATCGGGCCGCAGCATCACGGAATAGCCCGGCTCATCGTCTTTGGCCGGCACTTTCACCCATGCCAGCGACGGCGTCAGGTTGGTGCCAACTGCGGCCATGCTGTCGGCGATGGCTGGATCTACGCGATACTGGGCGCGGGTCTCTGCGTCATAGCCAGCCCGATTTAGCATACGCTGAAGGTCACGGCGATTGATGCCGATCTCTTTGGCCGCAGCGGTCACGTTGCCGAGACGCTTAACCGCCTCGACGGCTTCTTGCTGTCTCGGTGTCATGTCCGCGTCAGCGTGCATGATCTCTACCCCAGTAACTTGGCAAGGGTCTGCGGGCCAGCCACGCCGTCAGCGGTCAGACCGTTGGCTGCCTGCCACTTCTTCAGCGCAGCCTCCGTGCCGGGGCCAAAGTCGCCGTCGGCTACAAGGCCCAGCTTGGCCTGCATGCGCTTTACGTCGTCACCCTTGGAGCCACGGCGCAGAGTGCCGCCAGAGGCCGCAGGAGCGGCGGCAGGCGCACTGGTGTCGATCTTGCCACCCAACGCCGCCATCGCCTTCGCATAGCGTTGTTGGCGGTCAGATAGGCCGATGTCGCCCCCGTTAATGATCTTCGTGAGCCGCACTTGGTCGCCAGTGTCGGCAACTTCGTTCAGGTTGCGGCTTCCCCAGAACCACAGCGCGCTCTCAAGTGCGCCCTTCTTGGTCAGGAGGTACGCGGCGGCTTCCTCGGCAATCATGCCAACGGTCTTGCCGAATGCAGTCGTATTTGCACGGCCAGTAACCTGCTTCAGACCTTTTCCAGAAAAAAGCCACCCGTCGCCTTCCTTCACATTGCCAAGAGCGCCGCCCTTGGAGCGGTTCTTGTCCATGTAGACGTAGTTGGCGATCTTCTCGGGCTTTCCAGCATACTCTGCGGCGTTCTCTTTGCCGGGGCCAAAGTAGCGCGGGAACACCTTCAGGAGGGTGGCCTCCTTGTAGTTCAGGTTCTCCTGCAAGACGCGGAAGTCCATGCTCTCATGGGCGCACTGGGCGATGAAGCCCGCGATCCGCTTGTCGGTGGTGATGCCGTACTTGGGCAGCATTTCATTAAGGGCAGCGCACCATTCGCCGACTTCTTTGTTGGTCGGGATCATCACAGCCAGTTGGGCTTCGGTCAGAAGGCTCATTTCTTTTTCACCTTCTTCAGGACAGCGCCCAACACAGCTTCCTTCGCCATGTCTTTGCCCATGCCGCCGAGAAGATCTCCGACGTTGCCCGTGGCGGCAATCTTGATCGCGTTCTCAACGGGATCTGGCAAGTTCACCTTATCCAGCACAGCATCGACCGCCTTAGCCTTAGCCTTGCGGCCAACGAACATTCCAATCATCTTTCCAATCATTCTTGCGTCTCCTGCGGTTCGTCGCGTTTGCGGTTGTTGCCAGCAGCCATTACGCCGCCCAAAGCACCAGTGATAAAGCTGGCAATCGGGGTGAGGATGGCAAACAGCGCCCGGTCGTTCTCGCTGCTCTCTCCGAGAGGCTGGGTAACGAAAACCAAGCTGTATAGAATGATAAAGATGCTGCCGCCCAAGATCATGGTGAGCGAAACGCCGATAAAATAGCGCAGCTTACTTTCCAGATAGTCAGGATCGTTCTTTTTCATGGCGCGGCCCCTCCAGTTAAATCGTCAGCGCAATTCTTTGTACGAAGGCAGATCGGCGGCTGGCACTCAATCGCGCTCCAGTTTGCCGGATCTTGGCAGGGATACCTATACCAGCCATCGCCGCTGAACCAAAACAGCAAACCTATTGCCACTGCGCCGGCAGGCCAGATCCAGTGTTCGAGTGCCATTACCACCTCCCCAGATAGCGGCCCCAGACATACAGGCCGACGCCGCACAGAGCCACGGTCGCTAAGATTATACCAGACCACAGTAAAAATTCCATGATCGACTCGATGATCTCGCGGCGGCGGTAAACCTGCTCTCTTTGCTGCTCTCGCACCCGGCGCTCAATCGCCTGAAACTCCAGCCAAGCATCGTTGCCATAACTGTAGCTGATAAGCTGGCGCAACTCCTTGCGCTGCTGTTCGCACTGCTTTTGCGCGGCGAAAATATCGATGGCGCTCTTTTGCGAGCCTCCGCCGAACAGCGTCTGAAACACGCCGGGAGGCTCGTTGGCTTTGTCAGCCGCGTAGGCAATATCAGAGACGGCCTTGCCCCACTCTGACAAATGGGCCGCCATGTCTTGGATCTCACGGCCAGCGGCGATGCCCTGCTTGAGCAGGCTGAAGGCCTTGCCACCAACGCTGATGGCCATGCTGATTGAAACTGGGTCAAACATCACAGGCTCCAGAACGGCGGGCAGGGATAAAGCGGGTGAACCGCCAATGCTATGTCCGCAGTATACCTGCAAATCTTGACAAATACCATGCGCCCGTCGATCCACAGGTGGGTGTAGGCCACCCAGATCAACGGCACACTCACTTTGCTAGGCTTCGCAGCAGCGCGTCGATCTTGTTGTCAAGGTTGTCAATGCGCGTGATGAGCATGTTCATGCTGGACTGCACGTCAGTCTTTGTGACGTAATCTCGCGCCATCTCTTCGCGCGTGCGATTAAGCAAAATCTGAAGACGCTGCACCTCGTCTGAATGCCCCTTCAAGATCCACCCGACAAGGCCCAGAAGGGCGGAAAGTGCGGCGCTCCAGAGCATCTCGGGTGTCATGTCACTTCACCTTGTTCCGCTTCGAAATGGCCGCAGCCTTTTTCTTGGCATCTGCCTTGCTGGACGCGCCCCATGCCTTCAGAGACAGCAGCAGGCGCGTCGGTTCACCGTCTTTATACTCAGGCCCCGGCATGTTGCCCATGCGCGCGAGGAATGAAGCCCGGCGAGGATTGTCGCCAGACTTCACCGGGGCCTTCAGGTTCATGCCCTCGGCCTTCGCAGAGGCGCGCCCCTTGGCGTTGAGGCCGCCTTTGGGGTTCTTGCCCTCTTTTCTGGTCCAGGCCGGGGACTTCGCCATATCAGTAACGCGGCGGCCAGTTGTCGTAGCCATTCAGCGTGATCAAGACAGATCCAGCCGTATAGCCGCCCGTCTTGATGCCGGCCCGGTAGAAGTTTTTCATCGGATCGTAGCCGACTTCCTCTGCCGAGGTGCTGACCCAGGTGTCAACGTCGCGCCAGACGGTGCCATCGGTGGAGCGTTGCGCTGTCACCGTGCCGCTGAACGCCGGCGAGGTGCTGGCCACGATGGAGATGTTAAAGTCTCCGATGATGAGAACCGCATCCGTGAAGGTGTTCTCAGCAGATAGCGTCTTGGTCGTTGCTGGCATGTCTGCCTCCTTTATTGGATGACCGGCTTGAAGATTAGTCTAAAGATGCTTCCGAATACCGGGTACGGGATGGACAGAAAGTTCCAGCCATCGTTGTTCCCATCATCAATGTTTCGGCGGTTTGTAAAGGCGTCCCAAGTCGCACCGCCTGTTGCATCGATGTCCTCGATGGTGAGATAAGAAGCGTTCACCCTTCCGCCCGCTTGCGTCAGCGTGGCCTGAGATCCAGAGACAGTTGAACTAAGGAACTTCTGTTCTGTGCTGGATGTCGCAAAGGCGCCGACCGTGCTTGTTACGCCGTTCTTGAGCTTTAATGTTCCGGCAGTGAAGGTGAAGGCTCGGGTTGATCCTTGCGTCAGGGCATCTGCAAAGTTGACCACACCACCGCTGGCCTCGGCTGGGATGGCGATGGGTCGATCAATGGTGACGCCATTTGTCGTGATCGTCCTAGTCGCGGGGCCTGTGAAGTTGACAACTTGGGTTCCCGCAACAAGCGTCATAGACGCGCTGAACGTCACGTTTCCAGTCAGATGCAAAATCGCTGGGGCAAGCGATCCAGAAAACCCAGTGCAGTTGAAGTTGTTTATGTGGGAAGTGCCCGTGATCGTAAACGTGCCAGAGCCTGCCGTGAT